TTAAAGCTTTTTTAGTTATAGATTTATTAGTAACACAACCATAAGTGCCACTACCTATAAGATTATACATAATACTTCTATATAATTAATATAATATTAAAAATTATCTAATAAAAAGTTCTACACGCATATTATTGATATTATTATCATTTAAATTTTTATTATTAATAACTTCATTAAAATTTGTATCTTTATTTTTAGATAGTAAATTCAACCATCTTAATTGATATATAATAGAAAACATACCACATTCTGTATTTTTAAATTGATGTTGTTTTTTATTATATTTAATTTGAAATTTTTTATTAGGATAAATAACTTTACATTGATTTTTAATGGTTAATAAAAAATCATATATCATTTTAGGAATTTTTTTTGAAACGCTATCATAATAATATGCACCAAAAGAATCAGAATTTTCATCAATTATTATAAATGTTGATGTCCAATGTGATCCGGGTTCATCATGTTTATCTAAATTCGTAATAAATCCAATATATTTTATACTTCTGTTTATATATGATTTTTTGATATCTATATTACAAAAGTTAGAATGTAAACAATTTCCAAAAGTATCTTTTAGTGCAAAATCTATAGAAAATGTTCCAATATATTTATAATTATATTTTTTTGAATTACTATACTGAAACATAACATTATCAATATCGTAATTAGACAACCATTCCGCTGTATTTTTATGCCATTTTTTTGGCATTTGTGGAATAAAGTTATTTATTTTGATTAATTTTAAATCATATTTATGAACAGGTGATAATTTATAAATAATATCTGGCCATAACCAATACTTTCCAGAACCATTTGTTTTGTTTTTCATTTTATTATCAAGTTTTTTAAATAATTCAAGTTGTTTATAATTATCATAATATTTTATTTGTTCTTTTTTATTATTTTTAGATTTATTATAAATATCAATAAGTTTTTTTAAAGACTCTTTTGATAAACATGTCGGCCCATTATCTTTCGCAGAAGGACTACAATATTCTTGTTTTATTGCCATTATCTATTATTATATAGTTTTAAAAATCCATAATACTAAGATTATTAATATTGGATATGCAATTCTTAGAATTAGTTCTTGTAAATTAGTTAAAATATTCTCATTAATATACTTATTTAGATAATGTACAAATACTTTATCTGTACTAATTGCTAATACAATTACAAGTGAAAATAAGAATAATTTATAAACTTCATTTTTTTTGTTAATAAATCTAGTCCAAAATGTATTTTCGTAAACTTGTTGCATATCATTTTTTGTATTATTTATAATTTGGGGATTTATTTGAGGATTCATTTGATTCATTTGATTCATTTGATTCATTTGATTCATTTGATTCATTTGATTTGGTGGAAATTTTTTATATACTGTATCAGAAATAACATCGTTTAAATTAATCGGAATATTAGTATCATTTTGTCTGTTTAAAACGGGTCTATCATCAATATCCATTTTTTTTTTAATTGTTTTCTCTATACTAATGTTATTTTTTTTTTCTTTTTCACTATCAATAGTATTTTCAAGAGTATAATTATTATCCATCATCGTTTCTTCTTGAAAACCATATGCTATATTCAAATCAGTCATTAATTTTTGTCTTCTATACTAATATATTATATTTTTATTTAATTTATACAATGATAGTAATGTATTATGATAATAAATGTTATTATTTAAACCATAACGATAATAATTTACTCTATTATTATTATATTATAGAGTAAATTATATAAAATAAAAATTGATTATATATATTAAGATAAATATAAATCAATATTTAGAATGGGTATTCAAGAAGACCTTAATTCTATTTATAATAAATATAGCGTTCAAAAAGGAAAAATATATACTAATACAAGTATGCATCCAAAAAAATCATTATTTATTCCAGATAATGAATATGATGAATTTTTAAGAATTTATGGAATTGCTATTACAAATGGTATTCATTTACATTTTACAGAAAAACCATTAAATCCAAGTCCTTTAAGAATTGATTTAGATTTTAGATTTGCTAGTATAAATACGGAAGATAATATTAATATTAAACGTATTTATACAACTGAAAATATTGACAGGATATTGTATTACTATAATAAAATTTTAACAGAATATTTTGATATTAATGAAAATTATAATTTGGGATACTTAATGGAAAAATCAAATCCAACTTTAGTAAGAAATAAACTAAAAGATGGAATACACATAGTTTATCCATATATAATATTAACAAATAATGAACAACATTTTGTTAGAAAAAAAATTTTAGATATTGCATCTGAATTATTCGCTAATTTACCAATTTGTAATAATTATGAAGATATTATAGATAAATCAATTATTGAAGTTAATTCATGGCAAATGTACGGCAGTCGTAAACCAGACTGTGAAGCATATACAGTAACAAAAGTTTATAAAAATGGAATAGACACAAAAAAAAGAATAACTGCACTAGACCATTTAGAATTTATAAAATTATTTTCAATGCGAAATGACAAAATAGATGAAAAAATATGCAAAATAAAAGATAATATTGTAAAAGAAATTGAAGAATATATAAAACATGTTTTACCATCAACCGATTCTAAACAAAAAAGCAAATTACAAAATAATATTTTTGCAAAATCCTTGAATATAAATAAAAATTATAGTACAGATGATGAATTAATATTATCTCGTAAATTAGTATTAGAATGTTTATCATATAATCGTGCTGAAAATTATGAAGATTGGATTAATTTAGGATGGGTGCTTCGTAATATTGATTATAGATTACTAGATACATGGATTGAATTTTCTAAAATTGGAACTGCTTATATTGAAGGAGAATGTCAAACTATATGGAATAAAATGCGTAAAGATAATATGGGTTTAGGAACATTGCGATGGTGGGCAAAACAAGACAATAAAAATAAATATGAAGAAATTATCAATGAAACATTATATCCATGGATTGATAAATGTATTAGAAGCGATGGAGCACATTATGATGTCGCAAAAGTAGTTCAAACATTTAAAAAAGATGATATTCGTGCTATTAGTAAAATAGCATGGTATTATTATGACAGAGAAAAACATAAATGGAGATCAACCAGCGAAGGTTTATTATTGCGTATTATTTTAAGTGAAGATATCTGTAATAAATTTATGCAAAGAACACAATACTGGAATAGTATACAAATTTCAAATGATGATGAATTGCAAATGGAAGCAAATAAAGAAAAAGCAAAAAAATCATTAAAAATTGCAAGTCAATTAAAAAATTCAGGATTTAAAGATTGTATAATGAAAGAATGTAAAAGTTTATTTATTGATGAAAAATTTGAAGAATTATTAGATAGTAGGTCTCATTTAATTGGTTTTATGAATGGTGTTTATGATTTAAAAATGCATATTTTCAGAGATGGTATGCCAGATGATTATATTTCACATTCTAGTAAAATAAATTATATACCATATAATCCAAATGCACCCGAAATTGCAGAAATAGATGATTTCTTTTCAAAAATTTTTGTAAATGAAAATGTAAAAAATTATGTATTTGATATTATAACATGTATTATTGATGGTAGTATTGCACAAGAAAGATTTTATGTATTTACTGGAAATGGTAGTAATGGAAAAAGTAGATTATTAGATTTTATTCAAAAAACAATTGGTGATTATTATTGTATTTTACCAATTGCATTATTAACTCAAAAAAGAGCAGCATCTAATAGTGCACAAAGCGAACTTGAAAGAACTAAAGGTAGAAGATTTGCGGTTATGCAAGAACCTAGCGAGCAAGATAAGATTAATATAGGTTTTATGAAAGAATTATCAGGTAATGATAGAATTTTATGTAGAGGTTTATATAAAGAACCTTATGAATTTAAACCACAATTTAAAATGATATTAACTTGTAACGAACTTCCAGAAGTACCTAGTGATGATGGTGGTACTTGGAGAAGAATTAGAGTTATTGAATTTTTATCTAAGTTTTGCGAAAATCCTACTAAAGCAAACGAATTTTCAATGGATTTAGAATTATCTGATAAATTTGATAGATGGGCAGAAACATTTATGAGTATGCTTATTGAAAGACACAAACATATTAATCCAAATTGTATTCACGAACCAATGGAAGTAAGAATTGCAACAGAAAGTTATAAAAATAATAATGATATTATTGGTCAATATAAAAACGAAAGACTTATTATTAATACGCAAGATACGACTACAAGAACAGGTTTAATGACTGTTTATAATGATTTCAGATTATGGTGTTATTCTAATATTCCTAAAAATAAAAAACAACCTGATAGAAATCAATTAAGAGCATATTTTGAAAAAATTATTGGACCTTATCCGATTGATAACAAAGGATGGAAAGGACTTCAAATTAAATCTGATGAAGAAGAGTAATAAATATAAATATCATATATATTATATATATGAAAAGTTTTTATACACAAAAAGAACGATTACAACTAATTTTAGATATAACAAATAAGTTAAAAAAATATAAGTTAAAAAATGGTTATACTATTGATTTATATAATGAAAATTTATGTGAATTTATCAAAGAATTTAAAAAAATAACAAGAAATTATATTAAACAAGATGAAAATAATTTACATGAATTTAAAGGTAAATTAGAATTTATAGAAATAAATAAAACTATTGAATATATTTTTCCGATTGATAAAAATATAGAACCTTTATTTGTAATAAGAATGAATTAAGTTAACTTAAATATTAACAAAAGTAAAATGTACAGAAAAAGGTAAATAAAAGAAAAAAATGATTTTTTTTGTTGTGTGTTGTTCATAACAACAAACGAAGAGCAACCGTCATATCAATCAGCACTATCAACTGTAATTCAGTTTAGAATATGGATACTCAAACAATTTTTCACAACGAAGACATAGTTAGCGAAGTGTTGAAACACATTAGTGTAGATAGTTTTAAAGATATTTCATTAGTTTCAAAAAAATACAATTCGTACCTTGAGAAAATATCAGATATTGATTATGTAAGTAGAAAATATAAAGAATCATATAATTTAACAACCTTTATATCAGAAACTTGCAAAACATTTTGCAAAAAATACAATTATAAAACCCCCAAATTCATATATACCTTATGTATATATTTGGATAATAATGTATCTGAAAAAGATAAAAATGCTATTAAGGATGATATTTATCTTATATATTACTGGATTATAATTTTATTACATAGCGTAAATAACAACTATAAAGAGATAGTTCGCATTACAAAAAAAATTAATTATAAAAATAAAGTAAAAAATACATCTATTATTCACTTGTTTATGAATGTAATGAAACAACCCCATTATAAAATTTTTGGCAGATGTTATAGTAACAACAAATATAAGTTTATAAGACATATATCCATTGCTCATATCATACTGGTTAGTAAAAACCAGGTTTGGGCAAAAATTTCACCAATGAGTTATCAATTAGCTGCAAAACAAAAAGAATTAATAAATGGGATTATAGGTTTTGAAATTCTACCAAACAGATGGTTGTTCCCAAAGACCTTCTGTCTTGAACTCATTGATATACTTGATAAATAAAAACACAGGTTATATATATATATATATGTATCAATAAATACCTTTTTTAATTAAAATTACCATTTTTTTATTATCATTAAAAGTAAGTTTTGTTAAATCTAATTTATCAATAAACTTATGTATTTTACAAGATTTTTTCATATTTTCTTTACATAATTTATTTGCAAAATCTTTTACGATATATATACCTTTTTTATGTACTTCTAAACATTCTTTAAAACTACATTTTTTAAATTCTATCGCATGTATATTAGTTTCTAATTCAGATAGTATATTTTTAAGTTCTTTATTGAATTTCTTAACTTCTTCAGTTTTTTGATAAAGTTTAAGATTCTTTTTTATATTTTTCTTATAAATTTTAAACTGTTTTTTAAAATTCACTTCTATATTTTTATCATAAGGACTTTTTTTTTTTTTATATTCAAAAAATTTTTTAACATCATTATTATTTATATAATCATTTTTCACTTTATCACCTTGTAAATTTAATTTTTTAATTAGTGCAGTTTCTTCAAGATTTACATTTCGCAGTTTCTCCATAATAATTGTTGAATATTTTTGAAATTCATCAAATTGTTTTTTACATTTAGATTTATTACATTTATGTAGATCTTCCGCGTTTCTCAAGATATTTTGAAATTCTTTATTATATTTTTTCATAATATCAAAAGTATTATTTTTCATTATATTCTAAATAATACATAAGAAATAAATCAAAATTTAAAAAAATTGATTTATTTCTTATGTATTATTAAGAATATATTAAATGGATTCTTCTTCAAAAACAATCAATAATACTAATATTGTATTTGATGATTTTGATAATATTATTAGTAGTCTTAAATCACAGGTAACATTACTAAAAGAAAGACTTTCACAAGAACGCGAAGAACATAAGGAAATATATGCAAAACAAAAACAAGAGATTGAAATATTAAAAGAAAAATTTACATTCTTCTTCAAAAACAATCAATAATACTAATATTGTATTTCATGATTTTGATAGTATTATTAGTAGTCTTAAATCACATGTAATATTAAAAGAAAGACTTTCACAAGAACACGAAGAACATAAAGAAATATATGCAAAACAAAAACAAGAGATAGAAAAATTTATAAATTTTTAATTATCTTTTAATTAAATAAAGGCATATTATGTTTTATGTTGCTAATATAAAATGCAAAAAATGTATTAAAAGAAATAATAAATTTTGTAATATCAGTAAAACAAATATTACAAAATTTATTAATTCAAAAAAATTCAACTTAATAATAAAAAGTTATTTAAAATGTTTGAATAAATATTGTTTAATTAAATATTTTTTTATAATTAAACAATTTAAACTAATTAAAAAAAAAATTAATATCAAAAATAAATTATTTAAATTTTTTTTTGATATTAATGAAGAATAAATTATTGGAAATATAAATGATATCTATACATATAATTATTTATATTATCCCTTTGTCTATGGTCAGTTATTTTATATTTATTAAATAAATTATATATCATTCTAGAACTTATATTTTGTGATTTATTATTTATTATAACACTATAATATTTAGTTATAATATTATAGTATTGTAAGTTAATCATTATTTACTTTAATTACTTAATTTTTAAATATATTATAATAGAGAATGAAT